CTTTCTGCAACACTCACACCATATTTCTGCCATACAAACAAAATCTCGTTTCCAAGTTCCATTATTGGAAAGTGGGTCATCAAGCCATGTTCGTCTGTCATAGAGGTCTTTATTATCCCAATCGTCTGGGAGCATTCGCTCAAGAAATGATTCAATAACACCTCTACGTTCGTCTGTAGCTGTGTGTTTATGCTGTTCAGCCCGTGCAAGAGTTCCTTCATTCTCATCAAAATAGAGCTGTTCACCTTGTTTCCACAGTTCATAAGCTTCAGCCCAAATTTGTCTTATTTCATTTTCTGTTAAATCATCTTTGACAGATTTCGTAGCATATTCTGGATGAATATCTATAGGATTAAAACGTCTATTTCCTGTCGAGTCTTTTAAGAAATCTGTATCATTCGTAGTTCCAAAAAATACACATTGCCTTTTATAAATCTCAACTGTTCTGCCATAAGCTGGTCTAAAAGCATCATCACATTTGCTTATAAACTGCTTAATGTTTTCAACTTCTGATTTTTTAAGAGCTGAAAGTTCAGCCATTTCAATTATCCAAGCGCCTTGTAATTGCTCATAGGCTTCTTTTCCTTGAACTGTAGTGAAAGTATCTGAAAACCAGTTAACACCTAATTTTCTAAGAAAAGTTGATTTATATGTGCCTTGTTCTCCGACTAAAATAAGCACCATATCAAACTTAGTACCTGGTTCAAATACGCGTGCTACAGCTGCGCATAAGCTTTTACGAATAGCTGCTCTTGTATAAGCATTATCCTCGCAGCCAAAATAATCAATAAGAAGTGTATCAATTCTATTTATGTGGTCCCATTTTGTACTAAGTATATATTGCTGAATTGGATGAAATCCTCTGCGTTCTACATCAATGGCGAATGCATCATCTATTTTCATAGATGAATTTATTCCGTATATGCACTCGATGTAATTTCGAATGCCAGAGTAATCAACGTCTCGCATAGGCTCGGGCACCTTTTGGCTTTCAATTTTTCTCCATGGAGTATTACGTAGTACGTATCTCCTAAAATCAAATGTGTTGAGGGAATAACAGTCCTTAAGTATTTGGTCATTTTGCAATATTAAATTAATATTAGAAGCTGAATTATCATATTCGCCTTTTGAGTTCACAGTAAGCTCTTCTGCCCATGAATTATCATAATCTTCTTCTATAGGTTGCTCGAAGTCATACTTAGCTTCAGCGAATCTCTCATTTGCAATTTCTCGTTTTGTTGCTTTGTCAGAAATTGCAAATTCTTCCATAGCTTTAAAGCTTGGCCTCTGTTTATCTTCTTTCTCTTTACCTGTATCTAAATGGCCAAACTTATGTATACGAACAAGGTCAAAAGCATTACATAAACGACCTCCAGCTGGGTCAGTTCCGTGATGAGAATAAAGAAACTTATCATCATAAACAATAGCACCAGCAGCAGTAGACCCTTTAATATATGTGTATCTATCTTCACCAGCTTCTTCATAGACATCAGACAAAAAAGTTGCAATTACGTCCTGAATTGTATGTGTACGACAAAATGCTCCAATAATGCCTTTCTTTTCTGTCGGGTCTCCTTGTTTTTCAATAGCAAGCTTAATACCTTCTGTCTGTGAAGCAGAATGTGGCCACTCTTCTACGTTTTTCCAGTCAGTGTAAGTTGCTAATACTTCATCTGGATTTAAGAATGGCCCATCTTGATATTCAAAATAATATTCAGCATCAATAGAAATTGATGGCCAAAACATTAAACGATTAACTTCATAAGTTGACTGGTCAAACAACTCAATGTTCATATCACCAGCTATTCGTCTTGCAATTGGCTCATATTCTTCTGCTGACACTTCTCGTGAAAGAGGAATTATTAAACGATGCCTCGGTTTGTCAGCTGATGATTTATGTGTTGAGTGAATCACAGCTGCACACCCATAAAGCATTGTAAAATCCCACCAAAAATTACTGTGCGAAAAATCAATATCGAGAGTAAGAAGTTGTCTATGTTGAACTGCTTCTTTTTTACGATTACCATTTAACAGTTGTCCACCTACAAAGCCTCCGACATCTTTAATTCGTCCTTGCTCAGCTTTACTTGCAGTTATAAACTGTTTGTATGTTTCACCGGTTACGATTGGCTTAGATAGTTTTTGTACAAGTTTAGACCAAAGAACAGATTTATTTTTCCAAACCCTACTATCAAAAGCTAATCCTGTTGCAATATCAATTTTTCCATCATACTGTAAATTAAACTCAGCCATAATTAATCTTTCTGATAGTATTTAGAAGTAAAGCCAGCAGCATTTAATGGTAAATCTGAAGCCCAATCTGGAGCTTTACTCATTATTTTAATCATGTTATCAAGATGCTCTTCAGCATGCCCATCATCAGGAACTTCTGCAATTGCTTCATCATGCACATGCATAGTTATTCCATAACCAGCAGCTTCAAGATTTTTCATCGCATATCCGAGCAAATCACGTGAAATAGCTTGTACTATGTTCTCGGTCAGTTTTCCACCATAAGTATCAATCTGTCCCCAAGCTTTTGTTTCCTGATTAAGCCCTTCGTAATAAAGTAAATTTGATAATCTTCTGCCAACCATCTTTTGCTTAAATATTGGATGGTAGTAGTATAAGCTTCGACCAGAAGGCAACTGTACTGTAAAGAACTCTCCATTACAATTAAATACAAGATTGCGAGGAGTACCAATTACTTGCATTCTATATTTAACAGCTTCATGAGCGCATCGTTCAATCTCAGCCCACAGTGCAACTATCTTTGGGTCTGCATCGCGCCAAAGTTTTACTATGTGCATCATTTCATTATCACTCATGCCCATTTTATCGCCTCCCATTCGTTTCATTGCACCTAATGAACCACCATAACCAAGCGCAAGCTCAGCGTTCTTAGCTTTTGCTCTTAAATCAGAGCCTTTTGTTATAGATTCAATAGGAACATTAAACATACGAGCACCCGCAGCTTCATATATTTTACCATCACCTCTAAACACATTCATGCGCCATTCTTCATTGGCCAACCAAGAAACTACACGAGCTTCAATAGCAGAGAAGTCAGCAACACAATATGTCATGCCATCTGGAGCGATAAGGGCTGTTCTAACAAGCTGCGAAAGAATATCAGATACGTCTCCATATAACATGTCAACTGTTTCCCAATCACGTTTACGTATCAAATTGCGTGGTAAGTCAATATCTGAAGTGTGGTTTTTAGAAAGATTCTGCAATTGCAATAAACGACCAGCCCATCGTCCAGTTCTATTTGCTCCATAGAATTGAAATGTGCCACGAACTCTGTTATCACTCATTGCACAATTTAACATTGCATAATATTTTTTAACTGAAGAGCGTCCAAGCTTTTGCCTGTTTTCAAGAACAGTCGTGAGTCCATCATCCATATGAACTGCTTCAAGTTGCAAAAGCATTTTAATAGCATCAGATGCCATTGATTGATTATCTGGGTCATAGAACTGGCCATTTGCTGTTTTCAGATAATCTTTATCTTTTTGCGTCAAATTAGCTTCAACAATATCAGCTTTATATGTACAGTACCATTTTTTTAATTGAGCAACTGAATTTGGATTTTCAAGTCCTGTAATTTCTTTTGATTGTTTTAACAATAAATCTGTGTAAATCTCATCTACGGCAATAGCCGATTGGGCTAACTCCATATCGACCAAAATACCTCTGTCATTAATTGTTTGGTCTAATATATACATTGACCTCTCAAATTCAGGAATTTCGTATTTTGCAAGAAGATTGTATATCTCACGTTCTGAAAGAACATCATACTTGTTATATTCTTTGTACATCTCCCACTTTTCAGGAGCATCCCAAGGATAATTACGTGTTCTAAAGCCATTAATTTTAGTTGGCTTACAAGGGCATGAAAAATACTTAATAAGAGCTTTACCAGTATCAAGTTTCTTATCTTTCAAATCGAGAACTTTTGAAACTTGGTCCAATCCGAGAGGCAGACCACAATAAGCTGACTTTACAAGCGTGCAATACCAGTTCTCAACTGGAATATCATAGCCTATTCGTTTAAAAGCTGTGCGCTCAAATACAGCATTGTGTGCATGCTTTTTAACATTATCATCAAACAATGCATCAACAAAATCTTCAGGTAGCTCCTCACCTTGAGCAAGGTCAACTACTACAACGTCCTCATCGTCAAAAGCATAACCAACAATAAGTATTTCAAAATCTGGCGATTCTATATACTTATATGAGCCACACGTCTTAATATCGACTGATGAGAATGTCTCAATATCGATAAACAAATCAGTGCGCTTCATTTCTGTGTGGCCTTTGTTATATATAAAGAATTGTCATTATTTTCATGCTTGCTTTTATAATTCTCGCATTCAGTTTTTGTACCAACAAATACTACTGCATCAGCAAGCATGCTAAAAACATTAAATTTTTCTTCCATAATTCTGCTAATTAAAAGGTATTATTAAATAAGTCGTGGGCCTTGCGAGAATCGAACTCACTCTAAGCAACTTTGGCAAATTTGGAACAGAAAGCAGCATTATGGATATTGCTGATTGCTTGTGCGCCTTTACACTATAGACCCTTAAAAAAGCAGAGAGGTTGTAGACCGAAGATACAGCACAGGAAGGTTCGATTATGGTAATTAATCGAAAAAGTGGTCACAACCTCTCTGCTGTAGATTACATCATGTCATCATCTTGCCATTCATTTTCTCCACCGAAGTCTTCTTCAGCAGTAGAGCCGCCTGCAAGCATTTCACCGTCTTCGAGCTTCTGCAAATTCTGAAGACCTGCAGCGATGCCTTTAGACTGAACGTTGAATGCATAGAAGTTAATAGATGCTCTACCGTAGCAGCCGCTGTAAAACTCTTCCTTTTCCATAATAGGATTAAGGTTTTTGTCAACAATGGTCGGCTTGCGCGTAGAATTAGCATTGATGAACATCATGCCCTCAAATGCAGGGTCGTCACTGCGCTCTTCATCACCGTCACGCAGAGGAATCTTAATGGTAGAAGGGATTTTGCCATTCTTGTCAGCAATCTTTGCTTTACCAGCAATCTTTGCTGCCTCGATTGCTTTGTTAACGGCATCGATAGTTTTAGTGTCTGCCTTCGGAATGAGAATGCAAATGTTGTACTTCGGTGTATCACCGTCATTAAGAGCCGTAGGCTCAAACACATTCACGTAGCAAAAACGAACTTTACCAGTTACTACTTTTGTTGAATCCATAATTTTAAATTTTTAATTGTTAAAACTTTGGGTTATTTAAACTCATTAATAGCTTCTTCTAATCCTAAAGCTGGACGCTTATCAGAAATTGGTACAAGCGTAGGTTTACCTTGAGGCTTAATAATCACATCAGAAAGTCGTTCAGCAACTACTTTTTTACCAAATGCTTTTTCAATTTCAGTAATTGTTTTAAGCTTCATGTTATAAACCTGGTCCTCTGAGGCTTCAGGTATCTTAGAGAATATAGCCTCAACAACTTTATCCTCATTAGTCCATTTACGCCTTGAAGCTCCTTCAACCAACTTAAAGCCAGGCCATACTTTGTTATTATTAATGGCTTGGTCTTGTGCGTATTCGTGTACACTGTTAGCCCATTCAACGAGCATAGGAGTTTTTTCAAGAACATCCGCAATTTCATCATCAGATAAAAGAGCAGGCTCTTGAAAATCATACTTTGCAATTTCTACATTTTTTTTGTAGAGAGCTCTACAGCGATTTTTAACTGCACAGAATTTACACCAGTCTCCTGCTTTGAGTTCACCTTCTCCACTGAAAGCAAGTTTAGCCGTGGGCTTAAGTTCCTTTTCAGCCCATTCTAGAAGGTCATTAACAGAAATCTGCCAAGATGAAATGTTATTGATACGAGGCTGTACAATCGTTACACGTACTTCTTCTATATCAAAGAGCACATCATACTTACGCAGAGCTCCAAGGCCATAGAGCATTAACTGTTTGTTCCACTCAGCATAGACAGGCACACCTTTACCATGCTTATAGTCAATAACCTCTATAAGATTACCACCTAAGACTACACAGTCTGCTGTTCCAAAACTCTCAGGCACAAATTCTGTCAAATCAAGCCTCTGTTCGACTTCCATAATTGCTTGAGAATCAATTGTTTTAGCAGCTCTGAATTGTTCAGCACAATAGTCCACGTATGTAGGTACAACGTCAAGCATTTCTTCAGAAAAGAGCTTATTGTTCATAATCTCATCAAACTTGTCTGAAAATGCTTGGTCGTCTACTATTCCCAAGACATCGTGTTTTATATAGAGCTCTCCGAGCTCATGAGCAACTGTGCCTTCTTCTGCATAGACGGAAGAGGTACGCGGTCCTTCAGCATCTTCAAGCTTAGCGCTTGGCGTACAGTTAAGCCAACGGTTTGCTGATGAAGCCGAGAGGAGAGCGTGCTCTCTTTCGCTATGCTTCTGAAGTTTTGTTGATGATGTCATAGCCACGTTACTTCTTTTCTATAAAAGACCGACTACTTACAAGAAGACCTGTTTTTCTATCGTACTCGTGGTACGTACGAACACAGTACTTGCGTTTGAAATCTGCAGCGGCTCGTTGCAATCTTTTCTTTACTGATTTTGTTGCCATATTTGTGTGTTTTTAGTCCAAAGTATTGAGGAAATTAAGCATTTCCGGATACTTTTCAGGGTCCAGTTTTGTTACTGACGGAGCACCGAGCTCTTCAAGTTTTGCTTTAATTTCGGCGCGGTGATTAGCGACTTTAGAAGCAAGTACTTTGCGCACGTCTTCAATAGTAACATCAGCAGGAGCAGCAGTAGCAGGAGCAGTAGCAGGAGCAGTAGCAGGAGCAGGAGCAGCGGGAGCAGGAGCAGGAGCAGCAACGGGAGCAGCAGCTGGAGCAGCCGGAGCAGCAGAAGTAGCTGTGTGGTTAAGCACTACTGATGAAAAGAAATCCTTAACGGCTTGTGACAAAATAAGTTCAACACTCACATGAATCTGAATTGGTTCCATAGTTTAATTGTTTTTAATTAATGAATTAATATGTGATATAAAATCATCAACTGAAATGTGTTTGGGACATATAAGCTCTTGTGCTATAATTTGAGGGCCTTTTGTCACAGTAATAAAAGTGTTATTATAATTTAGTTTTACTTTATATTCTCCGCGCGTCATGATGATGCACCCGTCTTCGCGTCCACTTTTCCATTCGTCAAAAGTAAACAAATCATTAATTAATACGCCCGCAAGTTTAGCAAGTATTTCAAGTTGCAGTGTGTCTAAGAATGCTTCGCCTTTGAGTACTCGGTTCAGTGCAAGTATTTTATAGCGCACATGTGGAAACAGAGCCTCTGCGACTTCATTAACATCAAGCTTGTAGTGCTCAATGACTTTATTGATGTTGAATGTTTGTCCCATTTTATACGTTTTTAATTTTCACACTGCAAAAGTATTATTTTATTTTGACGTAGAAAAATTTTTTTAGTGAAAAATATAAAATTATTTGTTAAAAAGTGTTAATAAACAAAAATAAACAATGTAAACAATTCTTTGTTTACTCTTAAGTCGTTGAAAATCAAAGCTTTTTAGCTAAATAAACAATGTAAACAATAATTTCTTATAATTCGGAGACTAATTTTTAAAAATTTAATAGTAAGTAAAAATTCTAAAAACGTAATTTATAATATAGGAAACTATTGTTTATATTGTTTATTGTTTCCAGCATTATTTGTAAATTTGGATATATTCAAGATTAGTTATTTCAGTATTTGGGTTTTTTGAAACAACATCTATTGATTTTGTTTTATATCCGAATAACCAAACTGGTAATTTTATACCAATAAATTTCTTCTTAACAATGCTTTCAACTATTAAAAGTTCTTCTCTGTTTACTATGTTCAAATTTATTGTATCATTTGCTAAATATCCATAAACTGAGGTCCATTCAGAATCATAATTGATTTGTTTAACAGTATCAATCGGAACAGTTCTATCTTCATATATTATTGAATCTTTGACTGCTGTTTTAACATTTGTTGTAGTAATTGTATTTATTGAAGTCGTAGCAGCAAGTTTATCAGCTTTTAGCTTTTTAATAAGAGCTGCATCTTTTTCTCTATATTTTTTATAATCTGACAATGAAAGCTCGAGTATATTTATTTTGGCAACATTTAGGCTATCAGCAATTTTATATGTTTGCATAGAATCCAATAATACAACTTGATTATTTACCAGTCGTTTATTCTCTTCTCGCAATTTAAAAACTTTGTTTGTTAAGGTTATTATTGCTAAAGCTGCAGCAGCAATTATTAAAAGATAATTTTTCATATTTCAAATGTTAATTTTGGTTAAACTATTCTGAGCGCTCTGGTCGCGCTCAATTATTTTCGCTTTATTACTAATCGCCAGAATGCCCCAGAACGCGACCTGAGCGAACTGGAGCATTCTGGAGCGATTTTTTATAGTGACTCTATATATTTTAATATTCCATTTAAATGAAGCTGCACTATAACCTCTTTACCTTTGTCAGATAGAAGAAAGGCTACATCATCTTTATTATCCTGGAATAGATTCTCAGTAAGAACTGCTGCACATTTCGTATCTCTGCAAATAGCAAGATTCTGTACCCAGTATTTCTCTGGTGGAATAGAACGATTGCCTTTGAGGCCAAGTGCCTCTGCTTGTTCATACAACAATCTTGCAAGCTTTTTGCTTCTTTCACTTGCATTTTTAGCAACTCTTACACTGAATCCTCTTGCTGAGTGCCACTTATCGTCATTAGGTGGAGCTGCATCAAGATGAATGCTTACCAAGCAGCAACACTGAGAGCCGTGTTCTTTGCAGATTTCATTTACTCGCCTAACACGCTCAGAAAGAGGTACATCATTTTCTTCGCGTACAATTCTAACTGCGTTTATGTTAGCTTTTTTGAGCTGTTTTTCGAGCAAAGAAGCAATTTCACGAGCGTATTTATATTCGTAAATTTGCCTGTCTGGAGAACGTTTACCTGGAGTGTTTGCTCCATGGCCATTGTCAATCAATACTATCATAGCTTGAAGTAGTTACGCAGATTAAACATGTGGTCTTTGTCTTTGAGCTTGTCAAGTGCAAGTTTGTAAATAAACTTGAAAAGTGCATCGCGGTCCAAAGTTGCATTGTTTACATTCATCTCAGCTGTGATAGTTTCACCTGAATCAGATGAAATCATGCTCATGGTAACAAAGAGCGCACACTCGTTGTAGTAAGGCTCTTCCTCCTTAGGCAAACCAAGGTTTGTCATCATGCCTTCCCATGCGATGCGATTCCATAAAGGCTTTGGCATCATGTTGGAAACAATCTGTTCAGCCTCTTTAGGTGTTACATAGTTATGCCACATGACTGCTTGCAAAGTGTCCAGATATTCACGAGCCCACTGTGGATAATTATCAATAAAGCGATTCATCATGCTCTTAACTACTTTGCCAAGAACATGCATCTTTTCACGGTCTTCTGAATTGACTATAAAGTCATACAGCTTCAAAAATTCTTCTTTCATAGTTATTTGAGTTTACTTAGTATTTGGTTAAGAAGCTTGTTGGTCTCAGCATTACCATCTTCAAGCTTCTTTATGCGATTTTCTAATTCTTGCTTTTCAGCATAAGCTGTGTCGAGCAAACTTATCAGAGTATCACATTCTTCGACACGCTTTTTATTTCTTGGCACTTCTGTTTCAACAGCTTTGAGATAGTCTTCTGCCTTTTTACGTGTCGCGTGTAATTCTCTGATAATTGGCTCCTTATCAGTAGCAACAAGTGTAATGGCACCAGTCTTCTGAGTTGGGAACATAAAATCAGTAATGCTAACAGCATCTGTGTAGTTCTTACCTTCAAGACAATAAGTTACGTCAACGACGTTTCTCATTGAGTTGAATTGTGACATGTCAGGTACTTGTCCGTTTTGTACCTGCGGAATCTCGATTCTTTGCTGTCCTATAGAAACTATTGAGCCTTCACAATATTGTAGCTCAGTGTCCTTTTTGATAAGAGCATAGACAGGACTTCCTGCCTGTAAATCTTTAAGTAGTGTATTCATTTTTATCCTCCGAATTTATTTTGTAAAAACTCCGAGAAGGGCTGCAGGCAATGCCATACAACCCTCTCGGAGGATATGCAGATTAGCCGTTCTGCGAAGCAGTCTTGGAACCACCGCTGTAGGTGTTGATAAACATCTGCAGCTGCATCTTCAGATTCTGCAGCTCGTTGGCCACGGGCGTAACGGCACCAGAGATAGCAGCCTGAGTGCCCTGACTCTGACGGAGCAGGTCAAGCTCAGTCTGCAGACGGGTCTTCTCAGCAACAACATCCTGATAGCGAGCATTCTCCCAAGCCTGGCGGAATGCAGCTACTTCAGTACGTGTCAGACCATTCTCAACACGCATGGCCGTTGTGAGGTCGTTTGTCTGATTAATGGTTTCGATGCGACCCTGATAGCCCTGCTCCAGAATCTGCTTCTGTGTGGCACAGCAGCAATCCTTCAACTGCTGGATGATATTCAGGTTGCCCAGGTTGATGGCGTTAGTCACACCAGCAAAGCCCATACCAGTAGTATTGCCAAGCTGAGTGATGCCGGCATTAACCGAGTTGATGGCCGCAACGAGAGCGTTGTAGTTGACATTCAGATTCTGGGACAACTGGCTGATAGCAAACGTATTACCCTGAATAGCCTCGCGTGCCCAGGCATTGTTGTTGTTGTCGTTAATCTGAGCCTGCAGGCTGTTGAGCTTGTTCTGGGTCTCTATGTCGAGAACACCATTGACTCCGACACCATGGTTGCCAAAGTTACCATTGCCGAACAAAGCCAGCATAACCAGGTACATCCATGGGTTGTTGTTCATCATCGCCATAGCAGTGGCAGTATCTGTGTTACTGCCGTTACCTATTACAGGCAAAATGTTAATTCCTTCTTGTCCATTCATAGTTTTAAAGTTTTTAGAAGTTAATAAATTGTTGATTATCTCTAAGGTTGGCCAAACCTAAAAGCTATTTATTTTTCTGTATCGTCTCGCAGATAATTTGCTATATCTTTTGCTAATTGCTTTGGGTCATTTTTATGATTGGCTATAGCTTGTGCCAATTCGGTTACTTCCCTTAGTTCTTTTCTTTCCTTTGCATCTGCAGGCTCATATATACTTTTTATTTCTATTGCTGCCACAAAGCAGACTGCTACAAGTGTAAAAGCTGGAAATGTGTAAAGGCTCCAGTTATTAAACCTCCACAGAAATATGAAAGCACAAATCTGTATGCTATCAACTACCATCATGGCGAGTATAGCATTATAGTAACGCGCAATTTTGCTTACTGTGCGTTTCATTTTGTCACTATAAATCTGAATGCCTCGTTTGCGTGACTTACGGATTCCAGACCAGAAGTCGAGAGCCACAAACATAAGAGGCGTAAAGAGCATTCCTACTACAAGGAATAAAAGCCATATCAGCTGTTCAAATAATTGTTCCATATCCAAAATAACTTTTTTGTATTATCTGCCATACAATTTTAGGCAGTTGTTCCTATTAGAATCCAATTCATAAAACTAACGCCACCTTGTGCATCAACGAAGCCGAGTCGCTGCCATATCTTACCATTGGCTGAGGAGCCACGTCCGTAGAAGGTTTGCTCAACAGACCAGTAACCAGCGCCATCTGCTGTAGTAGCACGTCTAACAGAAAGGCTTCCCCACCCTGCAGCAGGAGTATTAGTATCTACGTAACCTGTGAAGCCTGATTGAACAAGCTGATTGGCATCAGTGATACCTGATTGAGGGTCTGAGGGATATGGAGCAATTACACCTACATACCATTTTCTACTTGAACGTTCCACCCATATCCTATAGGACTTACCGGAATAATCAAACCTCAATTCTGAGCCGCTGCCTAAACCATAAACTGTTGCAAGTAGATAAGAATATCCTACCTTGAGAGCAACAAAGTCATAATTTTCTTGATTAACACTCCACTTATCCAGCTCGTTGGCGATGCTATCTGGTAACTGTCCAAGTGAGACTGTAGTTACATCTAAATCGGTACTTAAAAAATAAACACTGTTAACAACATCTATTGCGCCCTGAATTTCCCTTGACAAATCATTCTTAGGTATGCCACTTTGAGGCTTAATATACAAGTTGTTAAGGGTTGCCATCCATATATCATCATTGGGGCCTCCCTGTATAAAATAACTTCTACCATTATAGAAGAATGACATGTTAAATGTACTTCCAAAAGAAATGACAGGAGCAATAAGGTATGTACCACCGCCTCGTAGGGCAACGAACTTCGAGTTCCTTGCCTCTCTGCGCAAAGTGGTAAACTTATCCTTCAAAGCTCCTGCAATAGCGCCATTGGTAATATCTTGTGCATTGATGTCAGAATAGTAAATATCATCAGAGCCTGATGCCCCCTCTGCTCGATACACCTCAAACATATCAAAGACAAACCAAGAACCTGGGGTTGAGAAGTCTCCGTAGATATTCAAATATCCCGATGTAATGTTGGCATCTGTTATACGCAGGTAATGCCATCCATATTCCCAATCACTATTAAAGAATCGGTTACGCATAAAGGCAAGGTCTTGCCATCCTTTTTCGGCATCAGTGAACGGGAAGTTCTGACCACCCAAAGACTTCACTTTAATCCAATTAGAGCGCAGTTTGCTGATGTCATGCTCCTTTGTCACCTCATCGGCGAAAAATATGTAGGCATCGCTGTCAAATGGATATTTGTGTTCAGCGTCATCCTTGGCTGCTCCCTCTGCTGAGAAACCGCGACGATAGGCACATCGTACACGTATCAGGTCATTTGGTCGCACGTCAGGCAGTCTGAAAGAAAGCAGGAAACTCTTCACTTCATTATTATTTCCAGCGTAAAACTCTGAAAGATTGGTATTCGCGTCTAACGCGTAACCGTCTTCGGTATGATATGTTACGCTGCTTGCCCCTGTCCTGCCCTGAATGCTGCAACACTTGCAGAATGCTGCAAGCGCATTCTCTATGGCATAGTCATCATGTGTGAGCGCCACCCAAGGGTGCCCGAGCCCGAGGCGATGATATGCCTTGCCACTGTTGCGCCGAGAGAAGCAGGTCTGCCCGCCGTTGGACGACATATAGAGGAAATACTTCTCATCGCTCTCAGACCCCTCCGGGCGTCCGAGCACGATACTGTCATACCACCCTTCTTCAGTGATGTCGTTGGCATTGAACTCACCCTTATGCACATTATAAGGTATCTTCTGCCATTCGCCTTCCTGACTTGCTCGATAATAAATTTTGGAAGAGTTCTTTTTTGAGAAGCATATTTGTGATTTTGAGGTGGACATATATAGTAAGTAGTGTTCATCGTCATCACTACCTGCGGGTCGTCCTGCTGTAACTTGGTCATACCATCCTTCTTCTGTGATGTTTCCTGCATTGAATTCGCCCTTATGCACAAAACTTATACTGTTAATCATGTGAGTAAGCACATAATTGAGAGCTTCACCTGTTATTTCTTGATTGCCATTCTCTTTAATAATAGCATCAATTATATCTTTCAGTTCTGAATAGCTTGCCATATTCTTTGTTTAAAATGCCAGATAAAATTCTTCTATCGCAACAAAAGCCACCTTCCAGCCGTTTTCCATTTGCACCTACTTATTACAAGAACTATATTAGTATAAGCAATAATATTTAGATGCCACTTCCCTGAAACACCTTGCTATTATATTGAAAGCCCACTGTTCTTGTTGCCTAAGAATACCGTCAGTATGACTTTCCTTTATAGGCCACGACAAATCAAAATTACCATTATCCCATCTACTATATGGGCTGTGTTCACAAAGCATTGAATATGTTATTCCAGCCTCATAACAATATTCAAAAAATTCACCTTTTAAGCCACCATAGTTATCAGGATAAGGCTTATAAAGAGTCCTGTCAGGATTAGCCTGTGGATAGTTATTGTTATCTGAAATAGCCTGATTTGAAGTAGTTCTACATATAATAGGAACTAATTTATTCAAAGGAGTGTCGCTATTGTTGTAGATTATAATACCCATTAAGCCTGTTGATGTCTGGTCACTGGTATGTACATCGAGAACTATGTCAGGATTTATCTCTTGAACGTATAAATCCAAAACTTTAGCCTCATATTCACTTAATGGAGATGGACCAGTATAATTATCAGTCCCCAGTCCTGATACGGCCCAATCTCTTGTAGGAAAATTACGATTAGGATTAACTCCATTATAATTCACCCTTGATATATGAGCATAGTTCCAAGGCCAAGAGAAAGGAATGATATAAATATCTGCAAAACTTCTTAATGCAGCAATAGTTTCATCCTCACTCCATGCTTCGCAAAGTGTCTTGAATAGGTTGTAAACAGCAAAATCTCCTAACCCTTCCTGCGGGTGCATAGATGTAATCAGTATTTTTGGTCTTTGTGTAACCAGCTCTTCGTGACTTTGGCTGTTTTCATTCAATCCGATAGACGGAATACACTTATACATATATATCGGAAGACCATCTAATTGAGAGGGTTTTGTTATACCAAGTACATCTTGTGCGTGTACATCACAGTCAATTTTAGTCACATAATAAGAATGTGCAGAAGCGAGTGCGTCATACATAGCATAGAAATCAGATACAGTTTTGTCGGAAAAACTACCACCTGCCTGTATTGTTGGTATCTTTGCCAAGTTGAACGTTAAGTTGAGCTGGTTCGTTTCCTTGACTATATTTATTGTCTTGTTTTGTGATTCTTTAATATCTTTCTCAACCAACTCAAACTGCTGCATTCCATAACCGTACACCTTTCTATCAGCTACAAGTATAACATTTCCGTTCCATACACAAATGAATTTAGTTGCACCATTTGGAACGATTACCGTTTTATCATAAACTGTATTAACATCCTGTACATCTAAATGAACACCTTGCCATATTCCATTTACTATAAAGCCATAAGTTGCTACAGCACTATTCACATAGGCATATTTAAAACTTATAGTCTTAACTGCATTTCTTGTAAGGTCAACAACCCCGTGTACATAAGCAGTGTTCTGAAATATTGACCCATCATCAAGATTGATGCCATATGGAAGGATTGTTAAAGTATTCAAGAACTCGAAGTTAGAGAAATCAACTTTTGAATCATTAAGATTATTCTTAAGTTCAGTTTGCTCTTGCTTTAATGAATCTATATTTAACGAAATTACGTCAAAGGCGTTCTTTACAAGAACATTTGCCGATACTTTTTGACTTGTGGTCAAATTGCTTTTTGCCCATGATATATGGAGTGCCATTGCATTTGCAGGAACATCTCTGATAATATTGTAATAGTTAGTTCCTGGCACTTTCTCTGACTCTGTATAATTTATGATACTAAAACCTCCATTGACAATAAATCCGCATGATGCCGTAGAAGATACTCCATATAGGAAATTCACCTTTCTCATTTTATAGACTGTCAAATCAATATCTACTTTTGCGAAATTAGCATTTGAAACCTCAGCACCACTGCTATTATAGCCGACACCATCTGTTATTTCAAATGGAATATCCATGAAATAATGGTTAAATTCCGATAGAAATTTAACATTATCATCACATCCATCATAACCAAACTTTGAAATGCAGCCATCCAAATCAGATTGCGTCATATTAGCATCGTCTGTTCTGGCAATAGTAAATCTTACTATTTTTCCATAATCGTCTGTCTTTACATACTCTGATTGATTAACACCCAACTGGACTGCTGACACGGCGTTATCATCAAAATCAAATAAGGCAACCTGTTTAATAATATATCCTGTTGCTACCTTGATATGTAATGGCGATTTGACATAGGATGTCCTAATTCTATTTGCGGTAACTATTTCTACACCATTTGACAGCCCACCAATTTCGACAGAAATGGTTTTATTCCTTACATTTTCCGCTGTTGTTTTTAAAGCCTTATGGATTCCATCACTGGTGACATAATCAATACTTCCAGCAATAGGCTTATCCTTTGCTCCCTGCCACTTTGTTACATCAGCTGTAAACTCATCTGCAATGAGGTTATAACGTACATAGTTATTGTCAGAACTCTGTTCAGTTCCTTGAATGAATTTAACACTCATGCCGCCCTTGCGAAGACCCTCGGGCACATTGACGCCGTTGTTACCAAGAGCTGCGGCAAGGTCGGCATACTTGGTCAGCACGCCATCCACTGCAGTAGCTGCGCTTATATCGTAAACCTCACAAAAAAGTACCTGTGCTGTCCATGTTCCATTCCAAGTTATTATTGAAATGCCACAAGGAAGTTCTACATTACCAAAATTCACATAGGTACCAGCCTCAGAAGCTAAGTAGAAAACATTCTGGTCAGGAGTACCAGGATTCGTACTTGGTATAGCAATTCCTGCAAATAAATATTCAGCTCCAAGGCTATTAACCATAGAGTTAAGCACACTGTTGAGTACTTCGCCTGTTATTTCTTGATTGCCATTCTGCTTAACAACTGCATTGATTGCGGCTTTTAGTTCTGAATAGTTTGCCATATTTATTCTATATCATAATCATTATTGTAATCACTATTATAATCACCACCTTTTTTATCAGGTATAAAGCCTCCGAGATTAGCAATTATATTATCAGTTTCAAATTCACAATTAACTGAAGCTAAATCTCCTTGGGTTTGCCATTCTACCTCCATGTCGAATGATATAGCTTCAAACTCATCTCCTTTACTCCTTATGATTTTATTGTCGCAGAGTCGTATAAGGCGTAAAGCATCACAAATATACTCTGGAACAACAGCATTAAACTTATATATTTTTTTACTAACCTGACTTTCTATAAAATTATAGCCAAGGCGTTTAGTGCCTTCTTCTTCAAAGTTATATTCTGGTTTTCCTATTTCAGTTTTAAGCAAAAGCTTGAAATGGAAACCTTCAGGAAATGCTATAATACCATCTTTTATGTAAAAATTATTTGTGCTATTCCAGTATTCTATTTCAAGGCAATCATCAACTGAGTTTGTAAAACAGAACATTTCAGAATAATAGCTATCACCGTTTTCGAATATCAGCTCGAGATAATAATAGCCTTCATATATTACTTCTGCTATTGGGAAAATGCCTCTGAAAACAACAACATAGTATCTGTCATCATACAAAGATACACTTAGACTTCCTTCTTTTAACGATTGAGATATATCAGCTGTTACCCTTTTATCGTCCTTGTCCCTAAGATATGCACTAGATAAATTAGAGTTTTGCTTTAATACAAATTGAAACGAAGGAATGGAATGTAGCTTAACAATCAAAGGACTTATGTGCCCATAGGCATAAGTTTTACGATGAGACTGCTTAGCAATCTTATCATAAAACTTAAGTGGGGATAAGCATACAGGGTTTGTCATGCCATTTATTATTTTTGGTGCAAATATAATAAATAATTCTGAATTATAAAAATATTTTGTGTTAAAAAATATTAAATTAACTATTTTTAACGCGGTTCATATCTAAGTTCAACCTCTGTCATATCTGTGTCAATATTAGTAGTTATTTCTTCAATATATCCATTCCCAGCATCAGTAGCTATGAGTTTATAAGCATCAATTTTAAATTGGTTTGATGGAAATTCAATGTTATGCTTCATACATCGTTTAACTCGATGTGCATACAGACTTTCTTGGTCTATATTATTACTTTCAAGTTGCCATCCAGAAATATCTTCCATGTAATGCCATATCAGCTGATTAAAAGAAGCATACCAATTCTGAACATATACTTGCATGGAATCTCCGAAATGCTTTTCATCTGTAATTGACTTTTTTACGATAGGGACTTTTCTATTGCTATCTGCTAATAGCAATGCAAAACCATCATTTGAAAAATCATCAGGTAAGAAGAGCATATAGTCAATATCGGCTGTAAAGCCATCAATGTTTATTTCTTCTGTTTTGTCTTTTTGGATATATGCATCTTTAACATCAACATATAAGTCTCCGCCCATAGCTTTAGTAACGCCGTCAGCATATTTGAACTCATACCGCGATGTTAAATCAGCTTTATCAAATTCAATTTCTTGCTGGCAGTAAAGAGTTTCTTTCTTGTTAAACTTATCATTCTTTTTTGTCAAATCAATCTGAATGCTTGGTTGGTTATAGCTTTGGCCATTCATGAAATACGAAATGTGCTCAATTCTAAATCTATTTTGTTCATCGACAAACCAGTAACATCTGAAGCAATCACGCAACATATCCATAAGCTGCTTAAATTTAATTTCTGCTTTTTGTGCGGCTTGGTCATATTCTCCTTTTAATATGTTTGTTTTCTGTGTAATGTAGATGTTACAGCCACCGAGAGCAGAAGCTGTTCCTCCGGAATGTCCATACAAAAATGAACTATATGTCGATGTTTTTTCATGTTTTATAGAGGGGTCTATTTTTTTAAGAAGAGCCTTGATAACATCACATATATGATAAGTATCTTTGATAGAATATTCCTTGTAAAATTTACGGCAATATCTTTCGAACGGACTAACATCTCCAGTAGAATCACCTAATCTTATCCATAGAGACATATTTGCCCATGAGCTTCTTTCCAGTGGATAATAATATTGTCCGCTATATGAGAGAGGAGGTATAAAATATTTGCCGTAATCATTCATGCCATAAGAGGTTGGCTCATCAGATGTTCTTGTATTTTGAAATATTTTGACTACAGCATCTTCTCTATCAAAACCTATTACGCCAAAACACTTTCTGTAATTTCTACGTGGAGTAGCAAAATCATCTCGTGGTAGGTCAAAAGTGTTTTGTATTTGGCCTTCTGTATCTATAAATGTATCAGCATCACATAATATACGTCCCCACAACTGATATTCTATAATACGATGCCCAATATGAAATGTACTAGGAGAAGGAGAAGGGTTGAGGCTCATGCTAGTCATTGGATAAAGTCCAGTGCCAGCAGATATACTAAAATCGGAGCCATCTTTACCATACAAATAATCAGATTGATATATTTTGACGCCGTTTCCATAGATTTCTATTCTGTATGTATCATATGTATAAATTACTGCTCCACCTCCAGGACCACCTACATGTGATACACCACTTCCATCACCACTACTTAAAAGCTTTACATCTGTTTCTGGCACTGAAATTATTTGGCCAGCATTTGCTACTTTTGTAAATGTTATATAGCTATTTTTAGACGTAGCATTCCACGTATTGCTACTTGGTACAATTCTGTATGTATCATTTAGTCGTTCATAATTAAAATTTGACAAACTAATTTCTTTATATTTTGGTCCTTTGGCAAAATGATATTTGTCTCTTAGATTATTTTCATCATCCACCTGTTCGTCGACTTCTGTTTCCCAATAAGTACCACCAGCATAATTAGAAATGGTGTTTTCTCCTTGAAAATAAATTTGCAGTACTGTCCTTTTTGTTAGTGTCAATTTGGTCAAAGCTGGAGCAAGCTTTATAAGGTCGTATGTATTCTCATAAGCATCGAGTATTTTTGAATAGCCATCATTATAATTAAGCTTTAATTCAACATTTTTCTTAAAATGGTCAAATTTACAATCAGATTTATTAAAAGAAGCAGAAGCATAAAGTGCTTCATTTTTATAAACATAAAAGTATAAATTTTCTTCAATGGATGCATTTTTAACTATTAAATAATCAGTTCCGAACAAATTAAGTTTGCCATCAAGTGTTTCTCTGAAAAACATTTGATTGCTTTCTTTCTTAAGTTTCTTTTTGAGCTGTTTATAATGTGGATTTACTTTAAACCCGGTTTGCATATTTATATATTTGTTGGCAGAAAACTCAACAAAGTAAATTGCAACATATCTCGTATTGCTAAATACATTGAAATCAGCGTATACATTCGCATTATCGATAAACTCATCGTATCCGAGATAGTTGTCATTTTTATCCCACTGTAGACACATTATAGAAGTAGCATTACTATCATTATAATAAGCTCTTATCTTTTTTATTCCACTATCTATGCTTCTTTTTAATACAGCAGAACCTGCGCTGCCTTCTGTCATCTGCCCAGTTTCAATATTAAAATCAAAGCCCGACCTCAGAGGAACGCTAATTTCTTTAAATACGTAAAAAGTGTTTTCTGTTTTCATAGCTTAACAATGTATTCTGCGTAAAACATTTCTTTTCTTTTCAATATATGTGCCATCTGGCATTGCATAATACTGATTCTCACTATTACGCTTAAGTGCTCTAACATCTTCTTCGAGTTGAGACAAATCAATGTTAGATTGATTAATGCTTATATTCTGTGCGAGTTCTTCTCCTGTTTTAAATGCTTGTGAGAACTTTTCTTCAAAAGTACCTTTGTTAATACTATCAACAAGTTGCGGAAGTACTTTGCGATACTTTTTTGTGCTACGTTTATTTATAATAGCCATAGCCTCTCCACCCTCAGCTCGCATATTCTTGCCTTTTGAGTTTTTCGTCTGCAAATCTATATCGTTACCAGATGCATGAGAGCCTCCTTCGAGTATTTCAAAACCACCTTCTCCATATTCTTCAGAAGCTGCTGATTTGGTCACTTGAGCGGCTTTAACTTTAGCTACAGTGAATGACGTCCACATAGCTGCTATAGCTGCAAGAGCAAGAGCAGGACCTACAAACGGTATAGGTGAAAATGCTGCCCACAGATTAGCAGAAGCAGTAATTAGCGAAGATGCCTGAACTACAGAATTTATAGCTTCTTGCCTGCGCTTAGCTTCTTCAAGCAGTTTTTCTTTCTGAGCTTGGTTTTTCTTTTCTTGCTGTAGTTCTTTTTTGGCTGTTGCAACATTATTAGCATAGCCATTGTTACGGCCTTCAACTTCAGCATCATAAGCAGACTGAGCAGCTTCTACTCGTTTTTCAGCTGCCGCTACTGCCTGCTCAGCAAGTTTAACTTCAGCATCAGCAATAGCTTTTATATTTTCAAGTACTACATTTGCTGCCTCTGAAAAAGCACTAATTTGCTTATCATCAAATCCAAGCTTAGTAAGCAATGCTCCACCAAGGCCTTTTTCGCCTACAAGATTCATGAAGTTGCCTGCCTCTTTGATTTGGCGTTGTAGTTTTTTAACTGTAGCTTCGGCTTCTTTCATCTGAGCATCAGACCAATCAATAGCGCCTTCTTTTGCGAGCTTAATCATCTCATTCCATCTATCTCGCTCAGCTTTAAGCTTAAAGATTGTTATCTGATTTTCATTCCTTTTTACTATATTAAACTCGGCTTCTGTGGCAGCTTGGGCTTGGTCAAAGTTGGTCATCTGTGTTTGGCTTTTAATCAGAGCTCCACGCTTGTTAAACTGTGCATTTATCTCTGATTCACTCTGGCGCTGTTCAGCAGGTTTCAATCTATTTTGAGCAAGAGCTAATTGTCGAGTAACTTCATTTTGATTCATCAAAATTGCGAGTTCTTCATCTGAGCCTTTTTTAACCAATTCAAGCTGAGCCTCAAGGCTCTTTGCTTTCATATTATAAATAATAGTATCATATTCAGCAATAATCTGCTGGCGCTTTCTTTGGAATGCAGCAATCTCTTCAGGTGTCATTGAGCCTGTTACTACAATCTCACTGCCTTCTTCAGTAATACCTTTAGTTCCATACAAGGTTTCTTGTTCCTCAAGTTGCTTAAGACGTAACTTCTTTTCTTCTTCAATATTGTTAGATATATCTTCGAGACGCCAATTCATTACCTGACGCAGCTTTTTGTTTCTGTCAATCTCATATTCATATTGCAGATTCGTAAGGTCTATTTCAAGCTTGCGTCTTGTATTTTCAATTATAGCACCTATTTCTCTTTGCTGTTGTTCAATCTGTGCTTTTTGCTCAGGCGTAAGTGGCTTAAACTTGTTATCAGGATTTGTTAAGAAAACTTCATTTTTACGGAATTTTTCTTGCATTTCTCTGATAGTTTGGTTTGCTTGGTCTACAGCTTCTATGCGGCGTTTTTCAAACTCATTGCGCTGTAATTCTGACAAGCTAATTTCGTATTTTTTGCGTATAGACAGGTCATTACGCCATATCTGGTTAGTAAGGTCTCTTTGGCGAGGTCCTTTCGGGTCTTTCTTACCTTTCTTGTGTGCTGAATCAATTCCTGCTGCCTTAAGCTCTGCATCTGACATTTCAGTTATAGCTTGAGCCATTTTAAAATATTGGTCAGCTGTGGCTTCTGCTGCAGCAGCTTCATCCTTAAGGCCTTTTATTCTTCTATTCTTGTGTGATTCAGCTATAGCTCCGTAGTCACCAGGACGTAGACCGACCGACGATGCTCCTGCTGATGCTGTACCAGCCACAAGTTTATCAGCCCAATTTGGTCCTTTAGCTGCTTCAGCTTCAGCCTCTGCTTCTTTTGTAAGAGCTTCTTCATATTTATCAGCAGCAAGCTTCATAGCAGCTGCAGCTTTAGCTCGAGCTTTAAGAGCATTAATCATTACATCTGTATTATTTGTAAAGATGTTTTCGGCATCAGTTACATTTGTTACAGATATACCAAGTTGGTCGAACTCAGTTTTATTATCTTGAATCCACTGAAGTTGTTCCTTCTGAGAAGAAAGATTTTTCCATTCTTGAGACAATTTCTTTACTGTTGTTATATTTTTGCCATAAGAATCATTAGTAGTCTTAAGCTCTTTGTTGATGTTATCGATAGCCTCTGTGTATTTAATTACTTCAGCTCTTCCTTTAATAGCTTTACTAATCCAATCAATAATAGCTTTACCGTGCATTGACAGCGCAGTAAGGCATAAAATAAGAGCTGTTTGCCAACTGAAAATTGCTCCTGCTATAGTTTTAGCAACAGATGTCGTTGCTTTGCCTTCGGCCGCAAGAAATTTATTCTTCTGGCGTACTTTATCTATTTCATCAACAAGAATTGGAATATTGTTAGAAATTGCCAAGAAGAACGTGTTTATTCCCATAGTAGCAGCTGGCAATTCGCGAACAACTTGATTCACCGCATTACCAAGTCCATTCCATGCAAGTTTATAATTACCAACTGATAATCTATGATTACCAGTAGCTTCTTGCATTCGTACCATCTGCTTATAGATATTGAGGGTTTGTTCCTCTAAATCTTTTCCTGCTGCTGTAGCATATCGTTCTTCATGCGATAGAGCATTAAGTTTTATTTTATTAAGCTCATACTGTGCTGCAAGCTGATTATACGAACCGACCTCAGAAGCATTCATTCTTGCAGTAAGCTTGGCAATCTGATTAGCTTCTCGTGTTTTCAAGTTCAATTCTTGTAATTGAATGTTGGTCTCACTCGAAGCATACATATACTTTTCAGTAGCTCTTGCTAATTCATCAACAGCTGGCTTTGCTTCTTTATGAGTTGATGTCAATTCATGAATTTGTCGTTTCAGCTCAATAAGTCTTTGGCCTTCTTCGCTGCGTAAGAAATTGAGTTGCTGTTCAGCTTTTTCAATAGCTGATATCGACTGAACGTGAATTTTTAGCTGGCTATCCAAATCAGAAAGTCTCTGCTTAGTAGCCATAATATCAGCAAGCAAATCTCTGCCAAAAGCTTCTTTCCTTTCTGTTTCACTTAGTGATTTCCACAGACTTATTTGGTCTTTAAGTTCTAATTTAAGTTTATCATAAGACCCTATGAGAGCAGCAGAAGCTTTTTGCATTTCAACTGACATCTTATTATGAGAGGCTGTCTGAGACTTTAGCCAAGCAACCTCCTTACCAGTATCAGACATAGCAAATTTGAGCTCTTTTTGAGCTCTTGTAAGCCTGTTAGCTGCAGCTGTTGCCTCATCGATTTCTGTTCTGCCTTCATTGGTCGCAGTGCTCATCGATTTAAGTTGGGTAACAATGTCTTTTGCTCCGGATTTTACTACATCCAGCATAGCACCATACGTCTTATTGAGCTCTGTTAATTGTTCAATAAGATTCTTGATAGAATCATCTGGGCTAATTAAGTCCTCGTATTTTATCTTATTGTCATCCATACTTAATGGCGTTTAAAGTTATTTTTACTATATGCTTTTTTCTCTGCTTCTGCTTGCTTTTGTATATTTGCGAGAGTATTGTAAAACTCAAGAACAGTCATTTGCTTTGCGTTCATTCCTGTCTTTTGACTTATTATCATGCAAGCACTCTCAAATTGCTTATCATATTTTATTTCTTCTGAATCTTTGCCAACAAAGTTTTTAGGTTTACGTAAGCTGAAAAGAAACTCATCAATTTCAGCTATCTGTTCAGCGTAATCTTTATCTTCTATAAGCTCTTGAAGCTGAAGTAGAGTTCTTGCTTTCAGCTTAGCGTAAGCCTCTTTTTCTTTAGCACTGTCGAACTCGCTCGGAAAATAGAGCTCTAATTCAGTCGAAAGTTTTTTTTTCAAATCGTTTAGTAAATCTATGAATAGATTATGTGGCATCTCACTTAATTCATCTACCAGCTCTTGAAGATGACTATCAGAAAGGTCTTTTTGTTCTTTATCATTGATGCTGTGTATAAGTGCAGCAAAAGCTAAATTTTTAGGAGACACGTTGCTAACAATCATGTGCATGTTTTGCCTCATGTTTTGAAGTTCTTGCATAGCATTTTTCTTATCTCCTTTATTTATATATTTAGCTATACTGACTATGTGACTATCAACTGAATCTATATCAGAGCCCAAGCCAGAATCGATGAGTATACACTTGTTATATTTTTGAAAGTTGACTATTGGCATTTCATCTATGCTATCATACAACTTAATCTTTTTGTTTTTTAAAATAACAGTTTTCATATTACTTTGGGTGCTAAATGAATAAATTTATAATAAGTATCTTGTTATAGGAGGTGCACAAAATATAACAAATGCATGAGGCTCCCAACATAAGCGCCACATACAAAGTGTTATGATAAAACACATCCAAAAACTTAAACAAAAATCGCAATCAAGCATTTCTGCAACTATGTGTATTCCAATTTTATCATGAAAATCTCTCAACTTGGTCCTTATTCCAGTTTTACCAAGAAGCAAAATAATAAATGCTGCAAGTAAAGCAACAATTATGGTTTGATGTAGCGTTGACATAATTCTCTCGTTGTTATATTAAACTCAAAACGTAAACCAGCATAAGGATGCATAAAAAACTGTTTGTCAATAGCTTGAATGCTTTCACCTTTATATGTGTAATTATTGTATATCTTTTCAAGAGCGTAGCCTTTGTAAATATTCTCAAAACGCTCGTAAACTTTAGTAAGATTTAATCGACCTTCAGATTGTATGAGACCAGGACCAGTAAGCACTCGTACAATCTCATCTTTAACCTCTTCAGTATACATTGCATCTGCATCTGCAAATATGCTATTAAGGTCAAACCAAAATACAATCGCTCCACTAAATGTAAACTGAGGGAGTGACTGGACAACAGATGTTACTTCCTGTGGGTCATACAGGTCAAACCAACAGAAATTGCCAAAGTTATCATTTGGAAGAAGAGAAACATATTCGGAATTTCCTATATAGGCAGCAGGATATATAAATTTACTGCCGTCGTCTCTATGCTCAACGAGTTTATAAGCTCGACCAAAAGCATAATTAAGCCACTTAAGCTTTTTAGCTAAAGTTTCTTGAATATCTTGTATTACTTTATCAAGCAAAACAGGATTTTCTTTAGTAATTACTTTTACGTTACGTTCAACCATTGAGCAATTTTTCTTTTAGTTTTTCTTTTAAAGAAGGCTTTATGTAATTAGCTAATAGTTCGGAAAAATTTTCATTCGTTAGTCTAAAAATTGTTCTTCCATATCTTTCTAAAAGATATTTTGCTTTATCATCAGTGGACGTTACATAAAAGCCTTCATTGTCAAACTCTACATGTAAAGAGTTATAAAACTCACCTGTGTCTTTAAGCGTTACTCTGTCATAAGGTTGTCCTTTTCTCTGTTTATATTTTATAGTACGAATAGCATAGGGTTGATAACTCATAATCGAAATGCCTTTACCCTCAATGCCTTGTTCATAAAGTTGGTCTCTTGCAACCATCTGCACGATTACATCTTCGTGCTTCATTATCTCGTCTTTTAATTCATCACTGAGAATATCTTTAAACTTTCTAAGTCTATAAACGAGATTACGAATTGAGGCGTTGTAGTATTGTGGCATTATACGACTCTATATTTAATACCATGATTTACACATGGTAAACATACTCTATCTATACCTTCTGTGCTTACTTGAATTGTTTTTAAAGCTAATTCAAGTTGATAACTCAAACCTGATTTCTTCATTGATGATGAATCACCGTCAATTTCGTATAGAATATCAGGCCTTGATGCATTTATGCTGTGTCTGTTTGTACGGACATTCGGGTTATACGCAAATTCACGTAAGAAGTCAACTGCAAGTGATTTACTAATATAATCAGTAAACATTGCTTTTTGCTCAATGATAAAGTCTGTTATATCACAGGCTATAGTAATATCTAAATTAAGACCGTAGTTAGTACTGTAGTCATACAGATTATTTTCAATATCCCACAGCCTAATTTTTAATTTGGTATAATCATTATTAAAATCGTTGCTGAAAACTGTATGTGACTCTGTCACAAACTCTCCATTCACATAAAAAGGATGAACTTCGATATATTTTGACCAAATGCGCCAAGCCTCATATTCATGTCGAGAACATTCATTGCACGGGCCTTTTGACCAATCACGACTTTTACGAATAGCTTGACTTCCTTCTTGTAGTTGTGATTGCATATAACATATATACCAGCTACCACCAGCATCTATTTCATCACTTTCATAAGGCAAATACAGCTCTTGTTTTGGAGTAAACCACTCCATGCTGTTTGCTTTAGTTTTAATAAATTTTTCAACATAATATGGAGTGCTTAGACTTGAGTGCATTATGTATATTGTATATTGCCCTATGCTGTCAAACTGTAAGCCAATTCTATTTATTTTAGTAGTGACTCCTTTGGCTCTAATCGGTATAATTTCAAAGCCAACGAGATTGTTTTTGTTTTTAATAGTATCATATATACGGCCTGTGCCGTCAAACAAAGTTTTCTTTTCGCACAGTGTTTTGTATGTACCTTTAGCTACCTTCTCATTGACGTATGAATTGATAGCTTTAGTAATACTTGCTTTTGTTTTAGTTTCAAGCCACTCGGAAAAAGGATTTGTTTCGACCCAATAATCTTTATTTGTTATCTCTGTATTTTCTGGTACCAATCTTAAGGATTTGTAATGTTTATCATTGTCAGTAACAACTACACCTTTGGCATATGCTATTTCTGTTGAATGTACAGGGTATGATATATTATTGAAATCAGGAGCTATGCTTTGCAAATTCTGAAGCGTTAACAGTGGATGCATATCTTGATAATAAAGCCCACTTTCTGATTGAGTTAATGCTTCAGAAATTACACCATCTTTAGAATCATAGCTCTGTCTCCAACCTATGAGGTGTAATAAACCTTCTTGTATTTCTTGAATTCTTACCATAGATGTATTTGCTTTTTTAATTGGATAACGGGAGCATCTGAGTATTTCTACCAGACGCTCCCGCACCCAAAGTGATAACAATTATGAACTGCTATCAGGTTTTTAACCTAAGCGTCCTTCTTGAAATCATTGCTGAAAAGAACGCTTAAGCCGTAGGAAGCGGTGCTGTTACCTGAACAGGCAGACCGTACGAAGCATTCTCGCTCGAGATGTTGAAGGCCATGATAGGACTTGCCAGAGCACCTTCACCAGAAGGAACGCTGTTGTAAGCAGTCAGGAATGCAATATCTACTGCAAAGCCGTAGTGCTCCTTACGAGTACGTGTCATATCAGCAGTAGCTGCACCTGCGATACCAGAGTAGTTGCCGACAGAGTCGTAGAAGTAAGTGCCACACGGAATGTTCAGCAGAGGCAGAGTAGCGATACCCCACTCGTGACCATCACCAGAAACAGTACCGAGCAAGCAGTCACGCTCGAAACGAGTCAGAAGACCCAGAGAGCCAGCATTGATAGCATAACCCTGAGCATACTTACCTTGTGCGGCAGCAATGTGGTTAGTGAAGTGGAAAATCTTGTCGCTGTACTCATTGCGCTTGTTCTCGATGTTGTAGATGTCCTTCTGAGAAAGCTTCTTCACGATGCTCTCAACACCTGCATCACCTACAATGTGCAACTGGCCGTAGAAGTCGTTAGCACCCATGATGACATTCAAGTCACCGAACAGGTTTTCACGTTCAGTCCATTTAGCGTTGATTACATTGCCCGTCTTGTCGTACAGAAGCGGGTTTTTGATAACGACTGTCTTAGCAGCAGCGAGCTTAGCCAAAGCAGCCTCATCAAGGGTCTGAGCCAACTTGTAGATGTACTTCATCAGCTTAGTTTCAAAATCACGCTGAATGCCAATCTCGTTGTTCATGTACATCGCAGGAGCGATAGTAAAGCCGAACGAGTAGGTTGCAAACGTGATAGTCACCATGCGAGAAGTGTTCTCACTGTCGGCGATAGTCAATTCACGAGTGTTTCCAATAGTGATACCACCATCGTAGTCAATCACTGGAGTTTCGAGCGTGTTACCGATAGAGGTGCGAGCTTTAGCTTTAAGCTCCTCCGTCAAAATACCTGTAGGGTCATTTGACTGAACGAGAAAAGCATCCAGGGCACCATAGCGACTCGGGCGAAACTCATACTTGTCCAGATTCGAATTTGCTCGAATGTTCTGGATGCGAGTCAATACTAAACTCATAGTCCTTTTTGTTTTTAATTGTTAAACTTATTATTTAGTGTGATGCTGTGGTGCATTACCCTTTTACAGCCCAGACATCTATTTCACTTTATCGAATAGGCAAACTTGCCACATTATTCTCATTGCGCAATTGCATCGACTGCTCAGCAACCTCAACAGAATCACGAGTGATACCATTTCCAAGCAGATAGGTTTCAATTGCTTTATCAGCTTCAAGCTGAGTTCTCATACCAGAGAGGTCAAGTACTGAACCACCTCCACTGCCTCCGCCAAGAGG